CGCGTAAACTTACTTGCAGGAACCCTATAAGCAAGCTCACTCTTAGGTCTGTCCATACCATCTTGAATGGGCTTGAAGAAAAAAGGATAGTTAATAGATATTGGTACAACCTTATCGGTAAACATTTTCTTTGCATCAGCTCCACTTTTTGATAGTATTCCATATCTAGCATCACTCGATATTGTAGCTAAGTTAACTGTTTCTGCAGAGCTCATAAATGAAAAACCACTACGTCTATTTTTTAAATAACACATACCGTAGCATCTATCATCTGCTTTACAAGCCTCCCAGAATATANANAATAATCTNTTAGCTTCNCNAAANTCNGGNGCACCTACATCTATTTTACTCCATTGTAAATACATNTAATGACTACCAGTTATGTAAGTTGGCACTCCATTGTTATTAAACCAAAAGCCTTGATCTCTTCTGTCAAACTCTTGATCTATATAGTCGTACCATTGCTCTTTAGCTTCTTCTGGATAGTCTCTCCAGTCAAAAACAGTTTTAAGTTTTTTTAACTCTTTAGGNTAGTCAAAACGTTTCCACTTTTTTACTTCATTGGAGTACACGTGCATTGGTTCCAACGGCAAAGCAATTTGCAGCCCTTGTATTTCAATGATCTCCCCAATTCTACCAGTTTTTGATATGACAATGATATNGTTTTCTTTATTATATCCATACTTCCATTTTTTAGATTTGTTAAGCCTTTTTATAGTNTTAAGCTTAACGGGTTCAACAATTTTATATAGTGTTTGTTCGTACATTACTTAGATCTTCCTTCAGCAAANCCTTTAAACACTCTTTCTTTTTTCTCTTCAGGCTCTTTACCTTCTAGTATATTTTCTTCCTCTTGTATACGATTAAGTATTTCAAAGGCATCGAATATAGCTAGCTTTTTTGTAGCAGCTGCGTTTTTAAGCCTATCAGCAGAAACATCATCATCAGTATTAGTAATGATTTGTTCTTGAGCTACTTTAATTAATTCTTCAACAGCTTTATGCCCAGCTTGGATTATACGTTTTTTCGTTTCCTTCGCGCTCATATTTAATTGTAATAAATTTATTATATACTCTATAAAGCCTTTGATTGTCTATAACAAACTCGTATTGCGATATAGGATCGTAACCTACTAGCTCGTTAATGTCAAACATACCGTCTGAATAAACTATAACGCCTTTGCTTTGGTTTTCCAAGTCATTGCTAAACTTATCTTCATTAGCTAACGGCATTACAAAACAAAAACCTGGCATAGCTTTCCATGGGCCAGCTTTAAANCTACTAGAGTTGTTTATCTTTCTATATAAAAATATTTGATCTTCACTAACTATATACGTGTTTTCGTCGTAGTAGTTTTGACTATTTTTTTCTTCACCGTGTACGTTGTGCCATCTTCTGAACACGTTGTGGTGTACAATGACTTCGTCGCCAGGTGATATATCATAATTGCCGCTAATAGGGCAAGAGATAATATTAGCTCTACGATTAACAAACTCATGATTATATACTTCAGTATTAAGTATTAATTTTTTACCATTAATATCTTTTTCATTATTATACCTTTTGCCTACAGGCGATATAATAAAGCTATTAATACTTTTCATTAATACTCTAAGTTATATTCTACTGACACAGCCATGTTTTTATTAAAGTCTTTCCAAGGCATAACATCTTTATTTTTTCTTATATAAATGCTATACTTATCGTTGTCTTCAATAATATCGCAGATAGTGTGACCACCATAAACTTCCTGCCCTACAGAGTAGTGCATAGAGTCTATTTTATAATCTTTACCTATCGTTATCTTTCTTATTATCTTTGTCGTCTCCATCTTCATTGTATTTAATTGTGCCGTCAGCAATGTTTATATTATCAGTACCATACTGTTGTTTAAACTCATGCTGTAATTTAGTTAGTGTTTCTTGCATTAGCTTGAAGTGATGTAACAACTCATGCTTACGTATTTCAATAGCGCCTAAATCGGCTGTTGCTATATTCATACTTTTAATAACTTCTCTTGAAGTTTTTAATTGCTCATCAGTAATTTTTTCGGGTCGAAGACTTTCAACCTTTGGAGTTTTTCTTTTTGCCATTTTATTTTATTTAATATTAGTAGCCTCCACTTCCTGTGTTTCCGTTAGTCGAAGACGAGGCTTGACCTCCGCTAACTTGATTTCTTCTTCTACTTGTATATCCTACTCTAGTAGCATTACCATGTGTAGTTCCTGCCATATAACCTAATATACCATTATAGTTATGAGTATGATAACCTTGTAATCCTACTTCATCTCCATAATCTATAGCTTCTTGCAAAGTACTGTATAATGGTTGTCCGTCTATGTATGTTAGTAGNGCCATGTTATATATTATTTATANCCAGTTACNATTTACTTCTGGCTCAAAGTTAGATCCANTGTTTGTGCCATTNTTTCCAGTTCCACTAGCNTCGTTGTAGTTGTCTTGTAAAGGCATCCATAAAACAACTTTACTAGCGCCGCTGTAGTTTTGAGCTCCGCTAGTTGGGTCTACCATTANNGTACCATNATTGTAAATGTAGCTTATATCAGNGTCTGTTAACTTATAATCTCTCCATATCGTAAGCTGAGCTAAATGACCANCAAGCTTATACGGGGAAAAGCCAGTGTCTTCATCTGTCATACCTATTGTTAATTCTCCTGAAAAGTTAGACATTCCATCAGTATCAGAACCTCTAGCAACACCACTTTGTAAAACACCGTTTTTATAAACTTGAAAACCATTATATAGATTGCTACTACCATCAGTGTTTCCAGTTCCGTTAAAAGTAACTATTATATGATGCCAATCTGTACTATTGGTGTTCATAGGAGCATAATATGCGTCTCTGTAATCACTTCCTGTGGTACTATTGCCATCATATCTTCCAGTAAAAAAGCCGAGGGTGTTATGATAAAAAAGTCTATATTCTAACGTGTTGTTTCCTTTTCGTCCCTTTGCTAAAATGCCATCACGACTACTGGTGGCAGAGCTGTTACTATCTCTTTTACACCAAAAAGCTATAGAATAAGGTATCATATTACCACCACTGTCTACAAAAGATAAACTGTCTGAATCAGCTACAGCTATTTTATCATCACTTCCGTCAAAGTGACAAGTGTTTGTATTAGTAGTAGTTTTAACTGTGCCAGTAATACCGTTAAATATTGTGTCTGTGCCAATACCTGATCCTAACATTATTTACCGAAATAACAGATTACGCCTTTATTAGCTTCACCTTCAAACCTAGTCCATCTACCGTAAATTGTTAATCCTTTTGGAAAAGCTTGGCTTTCAACAGTTAAACCGCCAGCGCCGTGTGTTTCGTCAAGAAATATTAAAGCTTCACTACTTGTTGTTATAGTAGTGTCTAGTTTAACTTTACTAACACCGTCCCAAGCTACAACTTTAACGCCCGCTTGATGAGGCCCGTTGTACACAGGATATGGAGTGTTACCAGTATCGTATGCTAGTGGTGTGCTACCATTTTCTGTAGCAGCAGGTGCTACAACCATTACATATTGGCCTTTTCTTATTAAGCTTGTATCAGAAGGAGGATTAGTTAATGTTATATCAGCGTGAGCAGCGTGAGTAGCGTCAGCTACAGCGCTACCGCAAGCTCCTGCAAAATTTATGTTGCTAGTTATAGTATCTTCGTGATCTTCTACATCTTTAGCCGTAGTGCCTGTTGTACCAGCATAACCTGGGCCACCTTCATCTAATCTTTCAGGAACCATTGCAGCTGGAGTAGTATCATCTAAAAACTGAACAGCTACTATAACATGATCTTTTGGAGGTAATACAGCTACAGCTTTATCAGTATAAGCACTTCCTAATTGGCCAAAGCTATATGCTATTTCATTTGATTTTTGTCCCATTTTATTTTTTTACTTTTTCAATCGATCGTCCTCCGAAGTAGGCACCGATTACTGTTATTAATACGAGTTGAAGTAGGTCAACCCACTTATCTTCTACTTTAAATACAATTACACCTGCGTCGATAAATATAAGTATAGTTGTACATACTACAAGCCAAGCTAATACTAGTGGACGTATAGATTTACTAAGCCATGAATCAGACTTCATGTCTGCTTCCCATCTAGCTGTAACTTGTTCTTGAGCTTTAGCTTCGCTATCAAGAAGCATTTGCCTCATTTTAGCTTTAGCTGCTTCTCTTTCTTCGTCAGTAGTTATTACTTCGTCTAAAATACCTTCAGCGTTTTCTACTACTTTACCGAATAAACCGCCTATTAAATTGCTTATCATTACTTAGGATTTGAAAGATATAAACGTCCACCTGCTTTAGAACCTTCTATGTATTCTACATATTTTCTTTCTGTGCCAGACTCTAATTTAATTTTGCTTAAGTTACCTTCGTCTAAATTGTTAGTATTTATTTTTTTACCGTCAGCATTATATAAATTTTCTGGTATACCGGCTCCAGTGTATTGACCTACTTTAGTTCCTTGACCACCTCTTCTACTTTCAGCTATTTTAGCTGCATCGTCAGCAACTTTATCTTGCATCATATCTTTGCCAAAGTTTTTAGCCGTTTTCTTATCAACAACTTTACCGCTAGCGGTCATCATTTTTTCATCATCTTGTGGTAAAGGCGACTTAAACATCATGCCTTTCATTTTGTATGCCATAGTTTTAATCTTTAAAT